CAGCACCGCAGCACCCTCACCACTCTTCTTGCTGAAAGGAGCAAGTCGCATGGCTGACGCTCAGTATAGCCCACACCGACAGCCGATTCCGCCTGACGCGGTCCTCTGTGCCCAGACCTTGCCCGAGCATCGCCTGCATCTCCCTGGCCCTGTGCTCGATCTGGCCCTCTACCGCCTCCCCGACGACTCCTATCTCGTCGAATGGTTCTGGGTCCAAGACCAGGAGACACCCCCCACCGCGTACCGCCATGAAGTCGCCGAGTGCGAGACGTTCCTGGTCGCGCTGCACCGCCTCGCCACGTTCGACATTGCCGCATGGGACACCCGCGCCGAGGCCCTCACGCAGTACGACTGGGACGTGCAGGTCCTCCTGGAAGACTTCTTTGCCCAGCCGTAGCGTCACGTCAGGGTGAGTACTGTTGCCCCGAAGTCTACGGTAAAGGACTCTGTGTCATTCACCGAAATCGCCGACCCGTAGTTGTACCAGCCGATGAGCGGCTTCGCTGGCGTGGTTTGGGTATCATTATAGAGCACCACGTACTGAAACGGCCCGAAGCTCCCGCCGCTTGCCGTCCAGGTCACGTCCGTCCCCACGAGTTGCCCGACCGCCGTCGCCAGGGTGACATCGTTGGCAATGTCCGTGCCCCCCGCCGGATAGCCATTTTGCGCCGTAATCTCGGTAATATTCGCCTTCACCGTGTTGGTCGCCAGCGGCAGCGTATTGGTGAGACACGCTTTCACAATATCGGCCGCCGCCGCCAGCCGGTGCGAGCCGAGGAGTAAGTCTTGCTGAAACACGTTGAATTTGTTGAACGCCACCATCCTAGCCTTCCTCCTCCACAAACACCGTCAGCTGCATCGTCATATCGGACGTGAGCGTGCCGGTATACCGGAGAATGAGTGCCTCGCCCCCCGTCGCTTCACAACACCATTTCTGCTCAGGATAAAACACATCGAGTGGCGTGCTCCGATTAATCCACCCAACGTACTCCAGTACGGTTGTCGTCCCCGTGCTCGTTGCGATGGTGGGCGAGTTGACACGGGCGGTAAAACCGGCCGCTTGCCCAATCGCCGGCCGTGGCACCGTCGTAGGGGTGATGAGTGTCGAGCCGGTGCCCCCACCATCGGTCAGCGTACCCCCCGTCATATGCACGAGTTGCAGCTCCAAGCCCATCTCCCCTGCGTCTTGAACATCCGTCGAGTTGCCCAGACGAAAGCCTACCAAGCGGATAGGCTTACCCGTGGCCGCCGTGAGTTGCAGAAAATCGGTATTGCCCCCAGCAATCGTCACCGGCATGGAGGCAGCGACTTTGTACAGTCGTGGCATTACGCAGCCCTCCGAAAGAAGCGCCAGGGTTGGCGACGTGGGGGTGGTGCTTTCGCCTGGACGGCGCCCACCACCGCAGCCCAGGCGGGCGGCCAGACCTGATACGTGAGTTCTTGGGGACTGCGTGTCATCCCAGCCTGATAGAGCGTCCGTACGTCCGTGGCGGTCAGCGGACGGCTATAGAGCCGCACATCATCCAGCGCCCCGTTCAAGACGCCCGTGCCGCTGTGATGGCGTCCCAACCAGAACGGGATGCCGGTCAGATCCGTCGTCATGGCGGGAATCGTCCCACTATACCCGATGCCGGCTGGGAGCCGCCCGTTGACATAGAGTTGCGCCCGGTCCGCATTGGTCGCTCCGGCGCCGTTATAGACCGCCACCAGATGAAACCATTGATTGGCCGTGACCACCGTCGAATAATCGAGGAAGGCATACCCCGTGGTCGCGCCATTCACCTCAAAATACACGTTCCCATCGGTAAAGGTATCCAGCGCGATCTGGAGCGGCGTCGTGGCATACTTGTGCCAGACATACGCCGTCACATCGAGCGTCGTCTGCCGCACCCACGTACTCAGCGTAAAGGCCGGGACAAGGTCCAGCGCTGGGAGCACCGGCACCTGCACTCCCCCAGTGGTGACAAACCGCAGTTCCCCATAGCCGCCGAGGCGCTTCGTGCTGTTCCACCCTTTCGTGCTACTACTGACCCCCATCGCCGTGAGCGTGCCGTCATAGCGCCCCGTGAGGTCATGCCACGTACTCCCGCCACTGGTCATGGGCAGCACCTGCCACCACGCCACCAGACCCCGATTGAGTGGTGCCTGCCCGTTGACGGGAGCACCGTAGTTGAGGGAGCGCACACCGAGCGATGCTGGCATAGGGCTAGGTATCCGTGAGATAGGCTGAGGTATACGTCAGCACATTGGTCGCCTGCGTCGCATGCAGCGCCGCCACCGTGCTATGCGTCACAAACACACACCAGCGTTTCGGTTCCTTGCCCCACGCCTGCGCCGTACTCAAACACGCAATCGAGTAGTAGACCGCTGTCGTCGCCGCCACCGCCGTTGACCCGAGCAGGGGCTTGACGCCGCCATCACGGGTATAGGTACTCGTAAACGCGACTGCTGCATCAGTGCCTAAATTCGTCGCACTTGCGGCATCCGGCCATACGACCGTCGTATCTGGATAGAGTGCCTGCACCCCGTAGACGCGGATCTCGGTGTCAGCCGTTGGCGCTGACGAGCCCGCCCGCACCTGGGCGGTAATCTCTGAGTCAATGTTCCGCGCACTACTGTTATCCACTGCCGCCGATGAGCGTCCTGCAATCCACGTACTCGACGTTGCCAGCGAGGCCAGCGTACACGTCAGCGCCGTCGCCGCGCCATACGCCAACTTAAAGTTGGTATTCTCCCCGTATTCCAGCCACCACGGCGCATAGCCTAGCTGCTGCCAGAACCAATCCTTGAACCGTCGTGGCAGCCGTCGTCTGGTCGAGAGAAACTCAAAGTCATGCCCGACGTGTTTGGCATACCACTCCCACAGTTCGTGGCTAAACTGGTCAGGAGTCTTCGGGCCTGGCTTGTGCCAGAGCCGGCAAGTATGGCAGAAACAGTCCAAGCGAATCTGTACGCCCTGCTCATCCTGAAGCCGCTGCGTGCGGGGATAGTCGGCTACTCGGCCCATGACTGCTCCACGATGCTCGGGCTCAGTGTCCCCTCAAAGGTCATCGTCGCCGGTTGTGCTGTCGTCCCTGGCCCCGTGGCGTACAGCTTCTCCGTGCGTGTCGCCACCCGTCGGCCCACGGCGAGGAGGTAATTCTGCTGAACCTGACTCGCCCCCTGGCCCCCGAAGATGGCCTGCCAGCCACTGCGCGTCTGCGCCAGCGCCGGATTGACCTGCCCTGGACGCCACATCGTCGCCCACGAGTCGCGGTCCTGGAGCGTCTGGGCTTTGTAGGTAGCCCAGTTCCAGCTTGCGTCGTCCACCGTCGCTTCGTAGACGTCCTGCTCCATGAGGCTCGTCTTCCACACCCAGAAGTCGGGAGAGGCCGGCAGATTGTATGCCTGCGCAATCGCCCAGGCCCCGTCGCTGTTCTTGGGCAGCGTACTGAGGCCAGGATCAGCCGCAATGTCGGCAGCGAGGGCGTCCAGGTGCTCCTCGGTCCAGGTAAAGGCCATGCGTCACTCCTAGGCGGGCGTATCCGGCACCATGCCCTGCACCTGCGCTGGCGTCAGCGTCGTTGTCGCCATCAGTCCGCCCCCTCGCGCAGCGGCCGCGGCTGCCCCCGCGCTCCAACATCGTCCTGCGTCAGTAACATAAGCGCCTGCCGGCCAGCGGGTCCCAACTGGCGTCCAGGCCACCCCACACAATAATGCCATCCGCCCCCGCCGCTCATACCTTACCCCATCCAGCTTGTCGGTGACGGCACGTTCGTGTGCCCATAGTGCCAGCCGTCCGGCTCCACCGGCGCTAACGGCTCTACGGGCGCCACATGCTCGGCAAACGTCAAGCACCAGGCATCAGCCTCATCGGGCGACGCCAACCCACGCCGCTTCATATCGACCTTGCGCTCCATCTGCAAGCGCCCTTTCGCATCATAGCCATACTCGATACTGGTGAGTTCGCCAATAAGGCCCTCATCGCCCCGCCCCAACTGCCCGCGATGCTCCAACCAGGCTTTGCCCCTGGCCCACATCTCGGCCCGCTTATTCATATAATGCTGGGGCGCTTGCGCACTGCCCCCACTATGCACCTCATGCACGCCCCGGAAGCCACGATCCACCACGAGATCATACACGCCCCCACCCACGCCATCGGTATCAATAAAGACCGCTTGCGGCTTCCAACGTTCCATCACCTCCACCACAAAGCCCGCCACTTGCACCGTACTCTGTTCTCTATAGCTATGCCGCGCGAGCAGCTGTGGCCCCTTACGCACCTGAATGATCGAGCGATCATCGCCAAACCTGGCCACGTCTACGCCGACCACCACAGGAGCAATCTCGTCGGGAAGGGCGTCGCGCTGCTGCGCCTGCGCAATCAGATCCTCGCCAATAAACTGCGTGCTCGCGGCACGGGGAAACTCACCACGGACGCGCACCCGCACGAAGTCACTATCTTCGCCGTAATCCTGCACCCACTGCGCAATCTGGCCCTTGTCGGCCTTCTTGCAGGCCCGCGAGTCTACTTGCCGCGTCCACCAGCGATGCGCAAAGCGCCCACCAGGGAAAATCTCCCGGAAGCGCCCGATATTGCGCGTAGGGTTGCCCAGTTTGAGCCAGAGCGCCTGCGGCGTCGTCATCGAGCCCTCAATGGTGTCATGAATCGTATCGGGGATGGCTGATGCCTCATCCTCTAAGATAAGGACATACTTATCATGGGCACCCTGGAATGCCTCAGACTTGCGCTCATTCCAGGGAATGGCCGCCGCAAACCAGGATTCTTCCGCACCTTTTTTGAAGTAGCCGGTCTTCGTCCACTCAAACCAGCCCTGAAACACCGAGAGGTTGTGCCACTTCGCCAGCTCCCGCCAGGTTTTGGTCAGGAGCTGCGACTGCGTATTGGCGGTGACGACGATTTGCGGTCGTGGGCGGGTGGTCATATACCACTGGATAATCCAGGCCGAGAGTGCGCCCTTGCCGATGCCGTGCCCCGACGCAATGGCAATCTTGATGGCGCCATCGTGGGCCGGATCAAGCAGGGCGTGACCGAGATACTCTAACACCTCGATTTGCCAGCCATCCGGGCCTGCCTCGCCATCGAGCAAGCCCTCACCCCAGCGGTAGGCGCAGCAGACAAATTGCAGCGGGTCCAGCTGGCAGGCGACGGCCAGTTCCGTCAAGTTTTTAGGCAATGCGACGGATATCGCCACTGGCGCGTAACTCCTCAAGCCGTTTCATGCCTTGCGACAGGGAGGATTCAAGATGCACCGTAATCTCTTGCTCAATCTTGATATTGTCACGGTATTTCTGCGGTTTGGCACCTTTGAGGGTAAAAATCAGGAGCGTATCACTATAGACAGTCTCGTTATCGACATGCTCACCCTGGTGGAAAATCTTGCGCTCGACGCCCTCTGTCGCGCGGCGGATGGCCTCATCTTCCAGGAAATCCCCGGCCATGCGCGTCGCGTCCTCAAATGCCGACGCGTAGACGGCATCGTCTTTCATCCAGAGATAATGGCTTTTCCAGCTAATGTTGGCAGCGGTACAAGCCCGACGAATACGCCCACAATGCGCGTAAGCGGCGAGGAAAGCTTTCTTGTTTTGTTGTGTAATCTGTGGGAAGAGCGGCTCAGGATAGAAAGCCATGATAAGCGTGTCGTTCCTTGCGCGTGAGAGGCAAGTAGCTGAAGCCAGCCCCATACGAGAAGTGCGCGGAGAGGGGAGTATGGGGCTGGCAGCGTCGATACCCTACGCGTAGGGTAAATAGTTAAGGTGAAATGTCAACACAAAAGTGTCACGTGGTCCAAGCACACCAGGGAGTGAGGCGGCAGCCATGAGCCCGCATAGTTGCGTAAAGTCGCCCTATCGTATCAGCGTAAGCACCAGGGAAATCAGCGAGTTAGATATTTATGGAGCGTAGGCATAGTTCGAGAAGATAGATAGAGATAGAACTACTATACTACTACTATCTATTACTAAGAGAGTAATCAGAAGAGACACGCGCGTCAAGCGCAAAGTGACGTAAGCCTAGTCGCCACCAAAGAGCCCATCACCCATGGTGAGCATCCTCCTTACCGAAAGCCAACCAGTCAAGACTCACCTGGAGCGCCACCGCTAACCGTTTGCTCGTTTCCAGGGACAAACCATGTCCTGGGCGCTTGCCGGTTTCCACATACGACAGCGTCGAGAGTGGGACTTGCGCACGATCCGCCAGGTCGCGCAAACTCCATCCATGCTTGTGTCGTGCCTGTTTGAGTCGTTCGCCTATGCTATCTGCCATATAACGATCTCCTTCTATAGCAATAAATATAGCGCATAAAAATAATACCGCAATAGCGAATTATATCCCTTGACACCTGTTCGCCCATGCGGTACACTCTCCTTAGTTGATGGCGAGGCAGACGGGGAAGCCCAAGGGTTGCACAGGCAGCCCGAG